GTAAACTTGAACCGAACTGGTACATACTCGAAAAAATACAAAAGTATTTTAAGGTTAAACTTTAAAATTTGGTCTAAATTTTAAAATCTAAATTTTATTTTTATTTATTTTTTAAATTTTATTTTTATTTATTTTTTAAATTTTATTTTTTACTAAACTCAATAAACTAAGAAATGCTTAGTTGGAGAAGGCGAGGCCACCCATACCGGATTGCACACGGAGAACGTTGTAGTTGACCGCGAACATTTGGAGGGCGAGAGCCGCACGGTCACCCGCGGCATTGCAAGTAACCGACATTTGCGCGTTGTCGATTCTGGAGAAGTTACACGTACCAGTTGGTTGGTGTTCTTCTGGCTTGAGCGCGAAGGAGTACGAGTAGACACCCGCGTATGGCGAACCAGTGTGGTGGGCAAATGGTTGCACTTGGTTAAAGTACTTACCGGATTGCTCCTTGAATCTGTCTTGACCGTTGAGGACCAACTTGGCAGTACTCAACGCACCGACATTTTCTTCGACGTAATCAACCGAACCCCCGAGGTCACCGGTGACGAACTGTGGGACACCGGACGAAGAAGTCGTAGTCGCAACGCAATTAGCATTGGCGATTTGACCCGAAGCAATTGCAACCTTCGCCGCATCCGTCTGTGTACCAAGGTTCCACAAGTTGGATTCAGTGGAAACACCGTCAGTCACACACCAGACCAATTCCTTGACTGGGTGGTTGTAGGACAATCTGACTTGCTTAGTACCACCCGCCGACAAGGCATCGGTACCAGTGTGCTGAACTTGCTCGATCAAGTATTCGTGACCCTTTTGTGCGAATCGTCTGCGCTCTTCAGTGTCGAGGTACATGTAGTTACCCCACACCTTCAAGCCAGTCACGTACAAGTCAAACTCAGAGGACAAGTCAATGTCGATTCTGACTTCGTGGTATTGCAAAGCAATCAATGGCAAGGCCAATCCTGGGTTGCGGTTGAAGAAGAAGATGAGTGGCAAGTAAACTTGCTTGGTGGAGTTCCCGACTGGGTTAGTCGTCATCTTAGCGTAATTGAGCTTGGACCCTTCGGACAAGTACAATTCAGAGTACAATCTCCACCATCTTTGGTAGTGCTTGTCGATTCTTTGACCACCAATGGACAATTCCGCAGTCGAGACAATACGCTCGGCGACCCAGTTAGTATCTATTGTGGAACCAGAAGCGTTCGCCAACGACGCCTTAGTAGTCGCTTCGAGAAACATGTCACCGATCAAATCACCATTTCTGGCGACCGTGACGGAGACGCGGCCCCCGGCCCCGGCCGTACCGTTCATAGTTTGTTCGATGGTTTCCATCGCAAAGTTTGTGTGGCGTTTGTAAACAGCCTGGAAAAAAGTGACTTTTGGGTTACCAGTCAAGTAGACATCTTGGGCGCCGTAGGCGACGAGTTGCATGAGACCACCGGCCATTTTGTTTGTTTTTGTACTATAAACAGAGATTTTTTTTTCAGGGAATTTCGCGAAAAAACTCGATTTGATTTTTCCTGATATATATAAATGTCTAACGAACCTGTACCAGAACTTGAAAATGTCGACGAAACTATTGAAATTGAATCTGGATCCGAATCCGAAACTGGATCGAATATTGAAGAAGATGAACTATCTACAGTCGGAGGCGAACTCCCAGATATCGATGAATTAGAAGGTGATATTTATGACGATTCCGATATAGATTCTGAATTTGAAGATAATAGTCTCGATAGATTAGGTAACCTTTTAAGCTCAGTTCTTGTAAATGAAGAAGGTGAAACTGTATGTTCGGCACTTGTAAATATATCGAGACAACTCGAAGTTCAGAACAAAATTATGATAAAATTATTAAGTCAATTACAAAAACAGGTATAAAAAAATAGTAAGTAATAATTATAAATGAACTCGGATACCTTATACATTAGTCCGGATGCAGATCATGAAGAAGCCTTCTATAAAGATATGGCCAATCAAATAGACAGTCTCAATCCAGAACAATTAATAAGGATGTTAAAACATGAGGAAAAACAACTTGGTTTATCTCCTGATAAAAATAATATAAATCTCGTCACGTTAAGTCCAGTTGAACTCGCCTATAATATATTCTTTACCGAAAGTGAACTTGACCCTGAGACAAAACAGCCAAAGTACGTTGATATGAAAGCAAAATCAAACATGTATAGACAAATTTTAGAAAAAATGGGACGGTACTTTAATCGTGGTAAATTGTTAGGTGTACTTTCAAGTGATGAAGGTAATACAGACGATTTGAGTGTATCTTTTAGACTAAGTCGTCTGACCGATCATGTATGTGACACTTGGAATATCGTTTTAAGTACAAATCGTGTACACGATAGAAGAAATAATCCAACTATGGTACCCCTCGAACTTAGCACAAACCCGTCGCTTTTTAGGTGTTCCATGCCCGATTTTGATGAACTTAACGTTTTTCAAAAAACTGTACTTGCTATTCTCGATTCCCTGTATAAAAATAATACTAGGCGTTACAAGGGGTATACGTGTAGACAAATTAAAACGATTGAAGGTTATGATACAAGGGCGTGGAAACAAGAGGAAGAGATAAAACAATATGTTCATAGAATTGCCGGTAAAGAAGAATGGTTTGAATTATGGAAAGATTTAACCTCGTCTAATGGTCCTGCTATGTTTTCATCAATTATTAAACACTTAACTGATTGTAACGATATGCAATTTCCCGAAATAAAGAAAAATAGACGCGTTTGGTCATTTAGAAATGGTATTTTTATCGGGTCGCTTTGGTCTGATACAACTGGGTTATGGCACACTGCTTTTTACCCGTATGATTCAAAAGAGGCCGCAACACTGGATCCAACGCTCGTAAGCTGTAAATACTTTGATATGGAATTTGAAGATTTTAGTAAACTTGATAATTGGGAAGAAATACCGACACCTTATTTCGATAGTGTTCTGACGTATCAAGACTACGAAGAAGATGTTATTAGATGGATGTACATTCTGGGAGGTCGTTTATGTTTCGAGTTAAATGAAATGGATAAATGGCAGGTTATACCTTTCCTAAAGGGTATAGCTCGTTCTGGAAAATCAACTTTAATTACAAAAGTGTTTCGTAAATTTTACGAAGTTGATGATATTAAAACTCTTTCCAACAACGTCGAGAAGAAATTCGGTTTATCATCTATACATGACGCGTTAATGTTCATCGCACCCGAAATTAAAGGGGATTTGCAGCTAGAACAAGCGGAATTCCAATCAATCGTTTCGGGTGAAGAAGTCTCTATAGCAGTAAAATGTGAAAAAGCTAAAAATTTTGTATGGAAATTACCAGGTATTTTAGGGGGTAATGAAGTACCACAATGGAAAGATAAATCGGGAAGTATTCTTCGTCGTCTCGTTACGTTCCACTTTGGTAAACAGGTTCGTGATAGTGATACCGATCCTACCCTTGATTCAAAATTAGAATTAGAAATGCCAAAAATTCTTCAAAAATGTTTACGCGGGTACTTGGAATATGCACAAAAATACCAGGATCAGGATATATGGAACGTTCTACCGAGTTACTTTTTTAAAGTTAGAGAACAAATAGCTGCAGCGACAAACCCGTTAGAAAAATACTTACAGAGAGACGATATTGTAATTGTAAATCAGACTGTAAAGTTTCCATTAGACTTATTTAGATCCAAACTCAAGGATTTTTGTAGAGACGAAAGTATCGCAATGCCAAATTTTAACCAGGATTTTTATGGAGGTTCATTCTACGTGCGTGATATCGAAGTAAAGAAAGAAAAAAACGATTATTGGGTCATAAATAATCCCGAAAAATTAGACCGACCAGTCAATTTTAAAGATAAATACGTGGTTTATGGTGCAGCACCAATAGTACAAGAAAATGAAAAGGGATACGATGTCTCACATTATTTTTCAAAATGATTAAAATCTCAGACTAGTATAAGTATGGATCCTAGACAATTCGTTAGAAATTCCAATGTGGAAATTGAAAACCCAAATACACCCGTTTCTACGCAACCGAAAAACGTGCCTGATTTTACAGAACTGCGTATAGGTAAATTTAGACCGGGTATATACAACGGGGTAGTAAATTCATTATTTTCCAAGGACGAAACGCGTCTCGATATCAAGGACATTCTAAAACAAAGACCAAAAGGTCATGCACCAATAACAGGTGGAATAACCGTGGATATTAATGAAATAAAGGGTATATACGGAAGATTTCAAACTGGTGCTATACACACTAAAGATTTTGGTTTAAAAGGCGATTTAAATAAAAATTTCTCTTCTGCGCAATTTACCGGGTACGTTATGGATGGTGTTGAAAAAAAGAATTTTAGTTTTAACATATATAAAAATGGAAAAATTCGTTTTTCCGGTGGATTTTTAGGTTCAAAAAATCTTAAAAAACAACCTGAAGCTTTACAAAAATATATAATAGATACGTACACACAAAAGCAGAGTTTTTTGTACAATGATATAACTTATAATAATATAGGAGGTCAGTTTTTAACAAATACAAATTTTAAATTATATAAAATGACACAAGATTTAAGACAAATCCGTACGTGGGGAGTTTCTTTTATAGAATATGAACCTGAAATTTCTCCATTTCTTTATTTAAAATATAAGGAACATGCTTTTATATTTACCACAAAATCCGGTAAATCGGGCTCGGGTATTGTTCAATTACAAGGTGAATCTAAACCCGATGATCTCGAACGCGCGTATTCCTTTGGTGTAGAACTTGTAAAAAAATTACACGATAACGGATATACTTTAGGATTGGTTAACAAAAATGTTAACGCGGATAAAAAAATCATCCAAAAACTTAAAACAAAAGCTTCGACGTGTCCTAAAAATAGACGACCACCGTGCAACGAAGGATTTGAAGTTAGAAAAAATCCACAAGGGTATGATTGTTGTTTCAAAAAACCAAAACGAGAACCCTTAAAAAGAAGTAAAGTACAAAAAATAAAAAATACAAAAATTACTTACGATAAAGACGGTGTAATGAAAATAGGAGGACGTAAATGCGAACGTCTTACTAAATCTGTTTTATTAGAAGTCTCTAAGAAATTAGGAGTTGTTGGTGTTAAAAATAAAAATAAGAAAATGGATATATGCAAAACACTCGATAAATTAGAAAAGGGTAACTCTAATTATAAAATAAACGATAAACTGTGTCGTGAATTGAAGAAGGAACAATTAATAACATTAGCAATATCCAAAGGTATATCTATAAATGATACAGATACTGTAAAAGTTTTGTGTCAAAAACTACAAAATAAAAATAATATTAAAACACCAAATTCACCAAACGCACTCGCGAATGAAATGGAAAAAATGTTAATAAACATTAAGAAAAAGGAAAATAGAAAACCTACTAATATAAAACGTAAACTTAACGTAAATGGTATTAAAAATGATATCATTAAACTTTACGGCAAAACATGGATGAAGAAATACGGAAACGTAATAAATATTAATAAAGATGTTCGCGATGTTAAAAATAAACTTACTCAACTCGAAAAGAATAAAAAATTTGTATCTCGAAACGGTGTTTTGAAAAAAATGGTCGCAAATGATACTAAAAAATCAATGGTAAAAAATTGGAAACTTAATAAACAACAGGGTTTGAAAAAATTATTAATAGAAAAAGAAGCTAATAAAATATACGGTAAATTTGGAAAAAATACCGTTAATAAAGTTGTTAATTTTATAATGTCTTTACAAAAAACACCCGCTGTTAATAGTTCTAGAGTTGTAAATTACATTCAAACACTAAGAGAATTACAAAGTAAACCTCCTTTACCCTTAAACAAAAAACGAGTAGTACCACAAAAACCGGTGGTAAAAAAGAAAGTCGTGATATCAAAACCAAGGGTTATAAAAAGAGCACCGATAAAGAAAATATCAATGCCCCCAAAAAAGAATACAGCTGTCCGACGTTTGAACTTCAATTCTAACTCGAACTCGAACTCGAACTCGAACTCGAACTCAAACTCGAAATCAAAATCAAATAACAATAATAAATTATTAAACAGTATATATGCAAATTTTGAAAATAAAGCATTAAAGAATAAAACCAAAAAATAACTAAAATGGAAAACCCGAGACGGTTACTCTGTATCCGCGTCCGACAAAATGATGTTGAAATGTCTAGTAGTAATCATATTTTGTCGAGCGTTATAAATACAATATACTATACTATATTAGATTATATTGAAATCTATAGAAAAGATGAAAATACTACAATGTCATATTTAGAAAAAGAATATTATTTAAACGACGAATTTATGAACTGTGAAGATCCCAAATTATATATTGAAACAAACAGGGAATTTCATGATAAAGGACTAATAATTTATATATATGACAATTTTCATAGAATTGAATCTACAAAACATAGAAGAATGATGTTTTATTTTATGAACATTTTATATTTTCATTTATAATTTTTTCAGGTTCTGATATCTGTTTTAAGTGTTTACCATGATATGAAAAATCGTAACCAAGAAAGTGATTTTTTATTTCATCAGATATTTTAAACGCTTCAACTTTCCGGGATACCTGTGAACATATGGATTTTACTTCCAGTTCTAATAGTTTATCTTCTTTCATTACGAAATATTTTAAAGACTGATCTATTATACCGTTAGATTTCATTTTATGAAACATTTCGTACGATTTACCATTCGATACGTAAAAATGTTTAGGTGAATAACCTAATATAGTTATTCTATCATTTATATCTGTATCACTAATCACGTGTATAAATATACAAATAAAAAGTAATATGATAATTAACATTTATAAGTATCCAACATATTAAAAATATCTTTTATTTTATGACAGATGTTAAATAAAGTATCGATATCATTTATTTTTTTATTATCAATCACTTCAAGTTCAAGTTGGTATATAGTTGATACTTCCGAATCCTTATCTAGAGTCTCACCCGCAGTTACTGTTCTATCAATGGATAAATTCTTCCTGATATAAGAACACCTTTCTTTTTTTATATTTCTATGCCATTCGTTATTATCATACTCTTCATCATTGATAGGTGTTTCCCGAGAAACACTGAAACGAATATCAAAAGGTGATTTATTTAAATTTTTAAAATCAATATTTTCAAGACGTTCCTTTTTTATAAGAGTCTCTTCACCGGTTTTATTATCAATGGTCAATCTAATATTATTATCTTCTCGTGAATAAACATCGTATGTATTTTCTTCTATCGTTTCCCAACCGGTATAAGAAGAAAAACCTCTTATAAAATCAGCGTATGTTTTATCACCAATATTAGTATCAAAAAATGTTCCGTTGAATCTCCCTAAACGAAACTCCATTTCAATGTTTTCCTCGTCTTTATATTTATCGACGATGGGTTTTATAGCATCACACAATTTATGTACGTCCATTTTGTTTACATTTTTATAATCGCGTCTTCTTCTTAAGCCTTTTTTATCGCCTTTTTTTATATGCATGGTTTTAGTAATTTAGGAAATACTTGTTATTTTAATTCGGCTATACAAGTTTTATTACATATACGAGATATATCATCTCGTATATTAGATAATGCTTACGAAGGTGAATGTACTTTTATAAAATCTTACGAAAAACTCGTTCGGTTATATTTTTCAACACAGGAAACTAAAGTTTTTAGTTTAGGACCCGTCTTATTAGAATTTGTAAAATTATTCCCGAGATTTATAATTGGCATGCCTCATGACACACAGGATGCTCTATTTTGTTTAGTAGATATACTTGAAAAAGGTTACCCTTGTATAAAAGATCTTGTTTACGGAGAGACTACACAAATAACTATATCACCGGTTAGTAAAAATGTAACAAAAATACCATTTTGTGTTTATATTTTAAACGTGAAAAATGAAGTAAAAAATATAAATACCATGATAAACGAAAGTAGTAAATGGAATGTATTAGAAGATTATGTAGATGATACAGGTAAAAAACACAATGTTGCTACTACAAGAAATATATTTTCAAAGTACCCTCAAATATTTATTGTATCATTCGATAAAAAAAGTTACGTAAAAATTGACGAAGAATTAAAAATAGGGAATAATGTATACGAGTTACAATCTACAATAATTCATAAAGGTATTCAGTGTGGTGGTCATTACATGTCTACTAAAAAAATAAATAACGATTGGTTCATCCAAGATGATGATAATTTAGGTAAACTCCATAATTTTCCTAAAGAAGATAATCATTTCGTCCTGGTCTACAATCTAAAAACTCCTTCATGTTAATATTCTCTTTTATATTTACTAATGTTCTGTAAAACGTACGTCTACTGTTTGGAAACGTTTTATCTGTTCTTTTTTTAATAGGTTTCCACCAAAATGGACCATCCTCCCAGGTTACATACATACACTCGACAATATCACCGTGTTTTAACCATTTGTATTCTTTTGTTCTATCTATTGGTATAGAAGATTCAAATATATGTTTACCTCGATCTTGGATGTATAATTTATAAACGTATGTACCGGGTACACATCCGGGTGTTTCTACAGTTGGCTCCTTCTTCACGAGAAAATCAATTGTATTTTTATTTCTCGGTTTCCATTTAAACATTGTTTCATGTGTTCCAATACGAATAGGTTCATTTATAGGTGTAAATATAAGACCGTCCATTTCTTGTTTTATTTTTGGAAGATACTTGTCCATAAACTCCTTAAAGTCATCATGTAAATGAAATTTTTTAACTTTTAATGAAATGGGATCTGTAGTTAAAATTAATGATTTTTTCACAACTTTTTCACAATGTTGTAAACGATCTATTAAATTTTGATTACCTACGACTTCTCCACAATTCATTAAACAGTCATAAATCATGAATGTATTTTCATACAATTCACCTTCGAGTATGGTACCTTTAAATACAGCCATTCTAAAATTTAATGGCACGGTAAACATTTCGAGCGCTCTATTTATAAATACACAAACCTTTTGGTTTATAAACTGCATTACAATCATCATGTATCTCGTACCATCTGTTTTTTCACAAACAAGGTAATCGTTATTGGATAAAACACCAAAATGTTGTCTTTCTATAGAAATAGGTTGAGACCCGGGAAATATACCTTTACCTTTGGTACCCCAAGATTCTTCCATAAACTGTATCGTATATTTGTAAAGAGGTTCATCCTTCTTTACAAACACGCGGTTCATTTTGTTTTATATTTTTAATATATTCTTTAACCGGCTTTAATACCGGCGGAGTTTAAAATATTACTTATACACTCATGATTATAAGTCATGGTTAACTTAGCTTTTGGATACGCGATAATTTTGATACCAGATTCTTGAAATTTACTAAACATGTTTTCCATCTTGGGAAAAATCTTATACGAACTACTTTTTTTATCTTTTAAGTGTTTGATAACATTTTTAGAAATTAATAACCAGCATTTAGAAGACGTTTTCTTTACGTTATAATACTCAGAACTAATTTTATTAGATACTTCCGTATCAAAATGTAAACCAATCTGTTCGATAGGTTCTTTACACCCGTCTTTTACTTTTTCCTTAAACAAACCCCAATCTATACCTTCTAATACAGCGGGAAAAACTAAACAACCAACACTTTCAAGTTTATTAAAACAATTATCTAAACTATCGTCGTCTATCTGTATACCAAAATCTATGAAAAGCAATCTATCGTATTTTTTTATAAAATTTGAAATTGTATCTGCTTTATCAAACGGATCATCGTTTACAAAAATTATCTGATTATCATGTTTATTTTCTAAACACTTTAAATTAAATCTAAGAATACTATGTAAAGTTTTTACATGACATGATTTACTACGAGTAACTATTATAGTTGCAAACTTCATATTATTACATTACACTCTAAGCCTTAAGCCTTTCTTCTAAACATCCAAAAAATGGTAAATTACCTACATGTCCTAAAGTAGTTTTAACATCTGCATATATCTTACCACCGATCTGTTGCCAACGTCTACAAAAGGCGTAATCTTCTGAAAGGTATCTACGAGTATCCGGGTCAATCATACAATCAAAAACAGCACAATATTCATCAATATCTCTATTTTGATGATCGTTTTTACAATCCAAATCCTTGTAATGTTCGTGCATTTTTTCAAGAGCTTTTCGACTAATAACCATAAATCCTGTGGGACCATCCAATACTTCTATAAAACCATTTTCAATAGATCTGGATTTAGCCCCTACATTAACAACTAAACTGGAAGAAAGCATTTGTAAATTACGCTCGTCACCTTGTTCAATTGCCTTTTTAGCCTGATCCCACATAACAACTTTTTTAGGATATATAGCAACGGAAACTTCGTGACCCGAACGAATAAGTCTAACGACTGATTTAGGATCAAAATCTACATCTGCATCTATAAACATGAAAAAATCACAGTCTGATTTTTGCATAAATCTACCTATTGCAACATTACGAGCACGGTGTACTAAACTTTCATTTTCTGTGGTATCCAAAACCATCTGTATACCTTCTTTTATAAGTTCAATTTGAAGTTTAATAATACTTATCATATATTTTTCCAAACATAAACCACCGTAACATGGTGTACTTATAAAAACGCGAGTTGGTTTATTATTAGATTCGGACATTATATACTATATAGTTAAACTTTATCCTCTAAGTATTTTTTTATAATATTTTCAATTTTATTTATAGTTGGTATAGAAACTACACATTTTTCACATATTTCATTTTTATTAATTTTATTTTTTAAAACGATGTAAATTACAGTTGATGCAACACTATTAGGTGTTTTACTCATTAATTGTGAACAATTTTCAAGGTCTATAGACATTCTATTACATTTCAAACGTTCTTCTCTAGAAACATCAAATAAATTTAACAATCTTTGCATAACATCGTTAGGTAAAGTTGTATAATTTTTTGTTGTTTTACCCAATATCGTTTCCTTGAAAAGATATGATGTTCTACTTATATCTTTAGAATGTATACAAAACATATCGGCGATCTCTTTCGTCGAACGTGATACTTTGTACATTCTACACGCGTATAAAACACAGTTTCCTTTTATACCTAGACGGACTGCACCCCTTGTTAATTTTTTATCATTAAATTTTTTATACATCATTTTTGCATCCTTGACAACAGTGTCTGGTAATCTAAAACAGGCTTCTTCTATATCTTTGTATGCGTGAAATAATGACCTATCTTTGTGATTCATAGAATGATGAAAATTAATCTTCGCCATCCTTTTATTTGCATAACTCGAACTTCGGTTCGTTGAAATAATAGTACCTTTACCCCAAGCACTTGAAAATAATTCGGGGTTCGTATTAGGAGCACTACATCGCGAAGGATCGTTAATTTTCCCATCTTCTGAAATACCACTTGTCCATTCTGGGCGTTCATCTATACACGTATTATCAACTAATCCACATTCTGGACACGTTGGCAAACCTTCTTTAGTTATTATTT